CCAAGGTTGCCAGTCGGGAACAGGGAAACCATGTCATCAGGAACGAACTGAGTGACCGTGCCGGTGTCGTCTTTGAACCGCTTGCCATAGACAACCAGCTCAAGGCCGAGCTCGGTATCAATGTACTCAGTGAGGCGTTCATCAGAGATCGCACCAACCTGGCCGTTGGACAGGACGAAGATGGTCTTGATGATCTTCTGGTTGTTACGAATATAGTTCCAGGTCTTGCGAGTGCAAACACCCCTGGTCGGACGGATACCAGTGTCGTCCTCAATGATATCCATGGCAAGGCGCAGATCCTCAATAGGATCAGAATTGGTGAAGTCATCCCAATCCGTGTTCACGGTGTCCTTATGAGTGAGCGGAATGCCATAGTCATAGCTGTATGCTTGACCGTTGGCAGCCACAGAGATAGCACCAGTGGTCAGAGCCATCATACGCATTTGCTCACGACGGGCACGAGCACCTTCCAACAGACGAACCTCATCATCAAAGACACGGCGAGTGACCGCATCAATGTATGCCTGGTTACGAGTCTCCAGAACCATGTTGAGCTCCTGACGCAGCTCTTCATCGATGTAGGTGGACTCTTTGAAGAACGGCATCATAGCACTCAGCTTGTCGAAGCCAATGCGGGGACGAGGAACGGCTCCAACATCGAATGCGCTGGGCTTCAGAACAACCGGAAGACCTTTGGCACCCTTGATCCAGTCAAGGCGAAGACCCAGCTTCTTGTCAGCAGGGAACAGCTCTTCACCGAGATAAGGCGGTTGGTCCTGGATGTGCTCTTCCCAATAGGAAGTCAGCTCCGGAGCTTTGATCAGATCGAAAATAGACATATTATTGTTCTCCTTTCTTGTTTTTCAGATCTGGTTTAGTTGTCCTTGAGGAACCAGACCTTGCCGGCCAGAGCGGTCTTGACGTCAGAAGTGATGAGTGCCGCCGTGGTGGCATCAATCCGGTCAAGGTTGACAAAACCCCAGATCAGCAGGGAGCAGTTGGCAGCTCCGTCAGTGACGTCAACATCGTGAAGAAGGACACCCACAGCAGGAGCATTCTGACCAACAGCAGTAAAGTTGGTTCCACGAGCAGTGAGATCACCAGCCAGCGGATAACCAGCTTTGACGATCTTGCGGCCATTCTCGGTCACAGCTCCGGCAAAGTTCTGGGCAATCTTGCAGCCAACGGACATTTGGTTCTGCACATTGAACAGGATCTGTACCGGAGCAGAACCGACGGTTTTGGTAATACCACTTTGATTCAGCATTTTGTTTTTCCTCCTTAATGCTTAAAATATGAGCTTTTCACAGAGGTCTTGTTTTGCTTGGCAAGACGGGTGCCTCTGCTTTCTCCGTCATTACCCGTCTTGTTGGCAGGATTCACATGGGAACCTGTACCACCAGAAGACTCAACCCCAAAAGCATCAGGATAGTTCTTCTTCAGATCAGCAAACGCTTGATCAGCCTTTTGACCACCCGCAATCTTCGCCTGGGCAAGAATGATCATATCATCCAACCGATCAGGCTTTACTCCTGCTGTCAAAGCAGAGACCTTCATCTCTGCCAGAGCTGCCCGAGCATTGGCATCCTTGGCTTCGCCCTCAGCTTTGTTTTTGGCTTCCTGATCAAGCTGCTGCTGGGTCTTGCCCGCATCCAGGGTTTGCTTGATGCCTTTGATGGTGTCCGTGAAGGACTGATCATCCTTGACATCAAAACCAAGCTCTTTCAGAAGGGCTTGACGAGCGGTGCGCTTCTCATTGGCCATCATGGAGTTGAGCTGTGCCTGGGTATAGGTCTTGACGGATTCTTGTTGCTGATTTTGTTGCTGGCCTTGCTGGCCCAGTTCTTGTTGGGTGTTCTCACCCTGCTGCTGAGATTGTTGCTGGTTGTTGTCATTTTCCATTGTGATCCTCCTTGTACAGATCCATGATTAATTCACCCATGGTAGTGATAATCCAGTTGTTCTTTACCGTCTTCAGTCTGGTAAAAAGACCCATTAAACTTCTCAACCAATTGCTGGCGTTTGAAGGTTAATTTGCGCTTCAAGGTGTTGTACTTCCGTACCATCTTCAATGTTGGCTGCTTCTTTTCAGCCTGTACCTTATAGATTTTGGTGGTAATCGCAGTCAAGTCAGCCAATATTGCGGTGGTCTCCTCGGTGTCAACTAAAACCGGGTAAATCTTGCCACAGTGGGGGCAATTTACTTGCGTCAATACAACTTCTTCGGGAATCATCCCGTCCTTCTCAAGCAATACCTTTTTGGTATCAAGAAGGGCTTTTGTAAGAGTGAAGGTCTTGTGACAAATATCACAAGTGACTACATCACTCGGCTTTTGAATTGCCATTGTATTTACTTCCTTTCATCTGTTCTTTTCCCAGCCTTTACCATAAAGGTCTTCGGCCCAGATATCAAGTTCGGGATCAGATTTGCCTGCTGCCCAGTCACCCAGACGTGCACCGATAGTATCAAGATCATCCATGACTGCGGTAAAGGTACACATACCATTCGGGTGGTCAAGCGGAAGGTCGTCTTTATCAAACAGCTTTCCATCCCGCTCCTCGCAAATCTCGCACACCCTCTCGGTGTTTGCTGCCTCCCACCTGTATTTAGTCACAAACGGATTCTTCTGTGTCGTACGGACAAACGCTTGTTGATAAGCGTGTGACACCATAGTACGAGCCAACCGCTGGGCATTGTAGTCAACCACTTTTTTGGTACCGGGATACACTTTTCCCCAATCCCAATCCTTGCGAGCTGTGGGATCTACATACTTTTCAAGGTCCTTTGCTATGTCATATGCGCTTCTGTTTTGGATAATACCCTGGGCAATAACGGACTGAACATCCCTCTGTGTCTCTGTGGTATTGAGCCATAAAGCCTTGCTCAGTGTCCAGTTCCCAGTATAAAGCTGGCCTGAGGCAACGGCTTGAACGATATCAGCCGGAACACGGGAATATGCACCCTTGATTGGCAACCCATACTTCTTCAAGAAGGTTTTCGCATCGGCCACTGTGGCCTTGACCGTGGCAGTCATACCCGAACGAATTGTGCCGTTGAGCTGACTTTCTATGTCTTTCAGCTGTATATCAATCTGACCCTGAAGAGTTTTGAGGTATTGCTTGCGGAGTGCGTCTGAGGGGACTCTTGGTGCCTTCTCAGCAAGTTTTCCTACCTCAGCAGAGGCTTGCTTGTAAAGGTCACGGATGTACTTTTGCTGCTCTTGGGTGATTTTCAGCCGTTGCGCTTCAGCTCCGCTGAAATCCAGTTGGATGGCCATTTAGTATCACTCCTCAGTCAGCTCTTCTTCTGTTTCCTCTTCCTTTGTCCGTTCTACTGGCAAATTTTTGCTCTCCTCGGGATTTTCACTACCACCCTGTGTAGTTACCTCCCCCGGATTAAAATAGCTGCTCTCGAGCAATTCTCGCTCCCGAGCGATCTGCTGCAGTTCCTCATCGGCCTCCTCATCGGTGAGGTTGCGCCACTTCTTCATGTAGGAGCGTTTGCTCATTGTCTGAGCATTCACTTCAGACAGGTCAATTTGCTTCTCCTCCTGTTCATCCTCAGGCAGAGAATACTGATTATCAACCCTGATCTCATAAGGCTCATCCGGGAGCGGATCATCAATATAGGTCTTCAGCACACCCGGATAAAGGCGTGAACCCTCAATGATACACTTGGCCATGAACTCCAATGCCGGACGCCAGGCAAGCATTTTCTCATCGCAGCGGACAATTAAATCCCAATAGATGGCTTTCAAGGTTTTGCCACTGGACACTACACCTTTGAGTGCCTCAGGGCTGACGTTCGGGACAGCCGTTTGATCGTACATGGCATTCTTGATTCTATCCAGAGTAGTGGACAGAGCTTCGGTGTATGTCATAGGTGAGTCAAGAACACCAACCTCACCTGTTACACCGTCTGCGGAGTTTTGATCCGTTGACAGATCCCAGAAAGCACCTGCGGCAATAGACAAATCCTTGGTAGACTCAGGAGACATATCCCTGGTCCAACGAATAGGATTCATACCTGTATTCTCAGCATCCAGATCCCTGCCGGACATTTTACTGTACCAGCTCTCATAGTCCTGGAGAAGCTCAATCTCGGATGTACCGATTAGATCTCCGGTGAGGCCATCGTTGATAATAACCCAGGCCGGAATGAAGGTGAACTTGGTCTGTGTTTCCGGGGAAATGGTTTCAACCACTTGACCAAGACCGTCATAGATCTCTTCGGTGTAGTAGCAGAAGCCGTTCTTCAGCTCATACTTCTTTTTGTAAATGCGCTGATTGGTGCGGCTGGTTTCATTGTTCAGCCCATAAAAAGCAATGATTTTGGTGAGCTTATTGACGTCACCCGGATCAACGTCATATACAAACTCCAGAGAAGGCAGGAAACTGATGCCAATCATGCCAGCCTCCTCGTTGATGTTATACATCAGGGCGACACGCTTGCCAATAAAACAGTCCTTTGCCGCCTGAAGTAAAGCCCTGGGGAATTGATTGGTCTTCAATACCCGGTCAACCAAGGTTTGGTAGACTACTGAGGCATTTTTTGCTGCTTCCTTTTGGGCTTTGGTATCACCTGGGTCAACGTCCACATAAAAGTCTGGAGTGCGAGAGAAGAGGAACCTGGCCTCCTTGTCAAGGATAGCTCTGGCATACTTGAACTTGAGGTCGGCAGGGGTGTAGTCCTTTGCCTCAGTTGTATAGTCGGCTCCCTTTTCATAGACATCATATAGGTTGATGATTTCTTGCATATCCCGCAGAATATTGGAGCCATACAGGCCATCAAGTTCGGCGTACACCAAATTCTGTGGGATCCGCAGGTTTTTACCATAGTCAACGGATTGATTGTTGATAATTGTAGCTCCCTTGGCCATTATGCTGCTGCTCCTTTTCTGCTGTTTCTGGGTATGTACTTGATATCAGCCACTTCATAAGTATCAAGCGCATACCAAATTGCACTAAATGTATGTGGATCTATGTTGAACTCATCATAGATGTAGTTTTCATTTTTGTCCTTGGCATAAATCAGGGTGGACAATTCCCTGATTGTATTGGGACAATTGGGTGAACAGATGATTTTGCGGAACCGTTTACATTTGCGGGTGTTGGCCAGTCTTGAACCCGGATATTTGTGGCAACCCCTCATCCTGAAGCCTGACTGCTGGTAGAACCTTATTGCTTTGGGATCCTCGGAGTCAGCTACAATTTGAACCTGATCCATGCCTTCCTTTTCAAGCTCAACTGCCGTTTTATCATCTGTCATGTGGTTCTTGTAGTATTCCCAATAGATGTAAAGGTATTTTTTCTGGTCATCTACTGCTACTCGAACCACAGCGTTGTAGGACTCTTCAAACCCGAAGTCCATACCATTAAATTTGTACTTTGCGGGAATACTATCAACAACTCGCATAAGCTCGTTGTGACTCCGGGCAACCTCAAACTGAGGCAGAACACGTTTACCGTTGAGACCAAAACGACCAAGACGGGCAACCCTGTACAGGTCTGGGTCGTAATTTTTCATGTCATCTAATGTCTCAATATAGGAGGGAGGCAGAAATAGGTTGTCATCTGCAACACTATGATGATAATATACACCATTTTTAATAATTGTGCGCCGTTTATAGAGCACATTGTCATCAAGAGTTACATGCTCAATCCCTTCCTCGTCTATGCGCTTGAAGAAGTGGGTATAAACCCAGTTCTCCGTGCCCACAGGGTTGGTAGACAGAAGGAAATGAAGGCTGAGTTCCGGGTGTCTCAAACGACCCAATAATTCCTTGTAGCCTGCATACTTGATTTCACTGCACTCTTCCAGCCAGACAATGGATACACCGTTGATGGACTTGAGCTTTGTAGGCTTGTCCATACCTTTGAAGATGATACGGGATCCATTGGGGAAACGGATGGACATTGGGCTGGTTGTACACCTGACCTTATTCTTGCTGATCCCAATTAGATCAAACTCGTCAAGGATTTCAACAAACAAGTCATAGCAAGAGTCACGGATGGTATCAAATACCTCACGTACAACCAGCACCTTGCGTTTTTCAGAGAGGCACTTCAGTATGATTTTGAGTGCTATGTGGTAGGATTTGCTTGACCCATAACCACCGACAAGGAGATATGTCTTGTAATCCCAGTCCCACAGGAAATCCTCAAAGCGAGGATTGACTTCCTTGTCAATTATCATAGGTCAACCTCCAGCCAAAAGGGCTTCAACAGCCTCTCTCAGTGTCTCAGGCACGTCCTCATAGGTACAAAGCCCTTTCTTGAGCTTATCAGCATAGAGGAGAGCCATGTTATTTGCTATTTCCATGTTATACCTCACACAAATACCCGGCATTGGGTATCCAGCAACCAATTGATCCAGGCATCTAAATCATCTTGGTTCATAGAGTATCCCACCTTTGGTTTTGGTGTTCTTTACTCTGCTGGTTCAGGAATATCAGCAATTTTTCCAATGGTGCGGGTGTCTACCACAAAACCGTCTGCGGTCATCACAACAACGGTTTGAAGCTGGCGAGTGTCAACCTTGCACATCGCACCGAATGCCTCAGAAGCATCACCGATGGCCCGAATCTGGGTCTTGTCGATGTCGTTGCCATAGCCTCTGCTGTCAAAGGTCTTGGGATAGCCGGAGATGTAATTGAAAGTGCCGTTTGCGTCAACGATATGTGCGTCAACAATGAAAATCTGTCTGGTCATGATTCATTCTCCTTTTCATTAAGTATTGATAGCATTAAGAGCTGCTGCGATATTTGTTGCGGTGCAGTTTGTTCCTGGGATGATACTTGCCCCTGCCGCAATAGCTGCAGTTGAAAGATAAAGTTGGTTGTTCACGACAAAATACTTTCCGCTGGCGATATTCGCATCAGCGATCATATCTTCGTCCGGTGCTGTCAGACCGTCAATGTAGAGCTTGGTGTCGGCTGGGTAGTCACATTCCGTAATTGTTCCGGTGTTGATCCAGATATTGTTTGTGCCGAAGTAGGTGTAAAGCTGTCCAATATTGTCAAAGTGGTAAGTTTGCGGAGTGGCTAACAACCCACATATTGTGAAGTTATGTTCTGCAACCCATGCTTTAAACTCAGCAACAGTAGCAAACACACTATTCCCATCAGCAATAGACAATGCGGTGTTAGAGTAAAGCCACATCCATCCAAAATCTTCTTGCCCGCTTGTCTGATAGCGGAACATATCTGAAATCAGTTGAGATGCCCTTGCAGACTTAAAAATCCTATCAATATACACGTTAAAATTGCGTGTTCCAACAGCTGTTAAACTCCAGTTTTCAGACCCATCAAACGTAATTGTTGCCCTGTCAGACACCACATCTACTGATCCATCCTCATTCAGTGTGATCGTTCCACCATAGATGGTTCCGGCTTCGGTTTGCCAGTTGATGGGGAGGGTAGTTCCAAACTCTGGGACAGGGCTTGGTATGGTATTCCCGAAAAGAATGTATCTGGTATTTATATCAGAACCGCTGGTCATTGTTATTCTCATGTATTTTGCAGTAGCAGGAACATTTATTATAAGAGTAGCCGACTGCCCACGTGCATATGTCCCTACGCAAGTCCCTTCAACAGCATCGGTATAAAATGCAAAGCTCGGATAATTACCGCTTGCCGAACTACCAATAATGTTCGTTATAATAGTTCTTCCTGCTAATTGCTTACACGGATAAAATGGCACAGTGGTCTTATAATACTGATTGCTTACTATGGCTCCGGTGTCCTTTTGTAACATATATCCACTGGTGAAAACAAGTTTACTCAGATCATATGCATTAATACCAGTTACATTGATTTCACATCCTGTCCAACCACTGATCGGTCTGACATTGTCTGGAGACGGATCGCCACTGCCACTTTGCATAGGCTCAATCATGCCAACGAGCTTCTTGATAGGCATTCCGTCTGCACCATCCGCAAAGCTGGCAATATCACCCGATGCGCTGTTGATGATGACAGGTGCTTTTGTTGAAGAACTCTTTCCACCCTTCAAAGCCTCACTGACTCCAGCAGCAAGGTTTACAGCCATAACTTGAGAAGCATCCCAAGCCCCAGCCGGGTGATCAACTATGAACTGATACAGCTGTGTATCATATTCAGCATAGTCACCAGCCTCATAGGCAACTCCGGTTGAGAAGACACTTGCCAAGTTTTGCTTGGTCCGTTCATCCCGCATATCATAGGTGACTGAACCAATCTGAAACGAATTAATTTCTGCCATTTTGCATCCCTCCTTATGCTTCAGTTATTACAACCGTCTTGTCTACAACAGACATTGTAAACCCATGCTGAGCTTCTGTGACAACCAGCGTTGTACCCGAAACGGATATATCGTAAACATGCTGTGCGGCAAGCTCAGCATTGGCTGCGGAATTGGCTTCGGCTTGAGCAGCCAATAAGGCACTGTCATTTGCTGCATCTGCTGAAAGCCTTGCGGCTGTTTCTGACTCAGCGGAGTTTCGTTCAGATTGATAGGCATTACCAGCAGCTTCTTGTGCGGCTTGAGCGGATCTATTAGCAGCATCTGCATACCCTGAGGCATTCTGCTCACTTTGAGAAGAAGCCTGTTCGCTCTGTTGAGACCGTGTAGCTGATTCAGCTGCCTGAGCTTGAGCTTCTTGAGCTGCTACCCTGTCTTCATTTGCGTCTTGGGCTGATTGACTGGCAGCTGCTGCCTTCTCAGTTGCAATATTGGCTTGATCCAAAGCCCTACCAGCAGATGCTTCAGAACTTTCTACTGCTGCTTCAGATCTCCTTGTCAGCTCACTAAACTCAGCTCCGGCTTCCCGGATCAGGTTGTCCAAATTAGTTTCGGCTGTACGAACTATCTCTTGAGCTGAATTTTTTGATTCTTCTGATGCTTGGGCTGATGCAGCTGAGTTTGTAGCACTCTGCTCTGAGTTTTGTGAAAACCGTTGGGATTCTTCTGCCCAGTACTTGGAGTTGTTATGGTAGGTTTCATCACCTTCAGGAACGTCTTCACCATCACGTTGACCTACAGCCCAAGCCTCAGCTCTGCCTGTCTGAGTGTTCAAGGCATCAATGGCCTGAGCCATTTCATCCTTCCGCTCTTGGGAAGGTGGATCTTCCGGAGGTTGAGCCCTTTCAGCAATCGGGATTTTCACCTGGCACTTGGTGTACCCGGTATCCGGCTCAAGAATGTAAACCCAGGCATACAGGTATCCGTGCTTGCGAAGGAATTTGTCATCAATCTGTACCCCTGTGGAGTCACCGATGTTCACATCTGCCAGATCTGTAAAGGTATGGCTGAAGTGCACCTCATAATACTCCGGGAGATCAAGACCGTCAAAGAACAGCTTGCAACCTGAGTCATATTGCCAAACGCTGTCAACAGTAACAAACGTCTGGCCGGGACTGAATACCGCATGTATTTCTCTCACGTCTTGACCTCCTTCTGTAAGATCTCAAGGGTGTACTGGTATATGCTCATTTTGTGGAGGATGTTTGCTTCTGCTCGCTGATCCCCTCTGTCTTGAGCTCCCTTGAGGTTGATTTTGCTGCGATTCAACTGAACCCTGAAAAATTTGATGGCTTCTTGAGGATCATTCATCAGCACCCTTCCCCCTGTTATTGTTTTCACTGTACAAAATTGTTACAATACCTCAAATTTCTTGTGGATATTGTTTTCACTGTACGAAATTGTACGATACTGTAACAATCCATACAGGTTTTTACTCATCGGAACCCTTCCGAACAATATTAATAGTGAGGCTATTATCTTCCCCATCTATGTCAAGTAGGTTCTTCTTCAGCTCAAATTCCTTGGCCTTCAGGACACCTTCTTGTATCATCTTGTCAATTTCGGCCTGCTCTTTGCGGCTGACCCATTCAAAAGCATTGTCAAGTACAAACCGAGCACCCTGTTGACCATCACGATCGTACAACCGTTTCTCAGCATAGGATTCAATCTTCTGCTTGGCCTTGAGCACAACCGACGAAAAAGTCATATAATCGTCTGTCTCTGCTCTCATTTCATCAAGCAGCGTATCAACCCTTCCCTGCCTGTATTTTTTCAAAGTATTCGTTGAAATACCCAAATACAACGCCAACCCCGACACTGTCCAAGGCTCTACTTGTGTTTTTACAAGTTTGCCGTCCTTGTCGTATACAAGATTCCCATAGCGATCAAGCAGTGGCCCATTACAGCTCTCAAAATATTCATTTACCATGCATTGTAGATGCTCAGGGCTCATGAACCGCTTTGGAGAACCCTTGGTGGGATTCATCCGGCCATTGAATGGACTGTGAGGACTGAAGATTCCCCTCAGGTCAAGTACGACTGTTCTATCATCAACAAATCTGTACCGAATGACAGGATGCTTTGGGGCATCAACGGTTATTTGTTTCTTTGCCATGCGCACCCTCTCCTTAGATTCATCACCCTTATTATAATAGATTCCTCGAGAAAGTAAAGCCTTTACTCCCAAAAGTTATTCAAAACAGAAAAATAACAAGGAAAATCACATAATTTTACCCTCGAAAGTTATAGCTCCCTCCATTCGAGCCCAGGGGGCACGCCCTACGACGGCAACGCCGATCTCTTGAAAGCGAATTTTTACAATAAAATACCGAAAATCCGATTTTTATCCGAAAAATAGGCGGGATTTTGGGTAAAATAGTTCTAAAAATAGGTAATTTTACAGGCAATCGATAAAAATTCCGATCCCGATTTTGCTCAAGGATAGCACCCCGGACGACAAGCCGAAATATTCATTTTCCTGGGCGATCTCACGAAAATAAAAATAGGCGAAAAAAGTCTTGAGAGGAAGTTACCCACTGTGTTTCCGTTGCTTGGGCGTTTCGTAACTTTTTCACGTGAAAACTTGGGTCATTCATCTGTTGTAAAAATCCGCCTATTTTTCTTCCCCTACTTTTTATATAATAATTTATTCTATATAATTTTACTATAAATTTATATAAATTTTCTCTCGTATAAAATATATAGAATAAAAATAGTCTTGTAAACACCCTTGTAATTACTTGTAAAATTCCGCCTTTTTTTCGTTTACCTTTGCGAGTAAAATCGTTGAGCTCTCAACACCACTTTACCGAAAATGCGCCTATTTTTCGATCTATTTTTTCGCACAAGCCTTCAAGAAATCCTTGGCACTTTTCGACCTATTTTTACGATTTTTGAGCCCTCAATAAATTCGCTATTCTCACCCCTTCCTCACTCTATATTCGTTTATGACCGTATAGGGAGTGATAAAAATAGTCTTGTAATCGTCCTTGTAAACCCTTGTAAATTTGCGCCTATTTTTCGTTTACTCCCAAAGTAAAAATCCTTGAACCCTCAAGTGTGTTTTCGCATTTTTACGCCTATTTTTCGACCCGAAATTTTGCCCAAGCCCTCAAGAAATCCTTGTACAGTTTTAACCTATTTTTCGGAATTATGTACCCTCAAGAAAAACACGAAAATTTTTATGATTTTGGTAAAATTCGTGAATTTTCCGAAAAAATCACGATTTTGATAACTTTCAAGGCTGAATACCAACATTAAAGCACTAAATATACATAAAATCGTAATATTATTACATAATTTCACAGCTTTACTTTTCAATAAAATAGTAGTATGATATGCCTGTAAGTTGAAGTAGAGCAATCCACTGAAGGCTGAAGTAAGCAGGTCCCGCAAAGGGGAGATCTGCCGTGAGGGTGGGCTGAGTACAGCACCCAAAAGTCGGGGGATTCCGGAGGGGGAAGGATCCTGAAGGGCTATGATAAGACCACCTCACTTCAACTTACACCACAGCTAAGGAGGAATTCACATGAAGCTCAACCAGACCTATAACCTTGACGATGTTTTCACTGCTATTTCCAAGGCAAGTGACAATCACGTGAAAGTCATCAATGAGATGATCATCAACAAGGAAACCACCAGAGCCATCACCCAGTTTGATACCAAAGGGATGCTCACCACAAGTCAGTTTGCCAGAGTCACCTTTACACGCAAGACCAATGATGTCATTGAAGGCTACATGGAGACCTCCTTTGGAGCCGATGGCCCGAAGACCCCTGTCTCTGTTATCAAGCGCAACCGCACCATCAAGGCCAACGCCAACTGGCGTGAATTCCAGATCATGAACGCTGACAACGAAGTTGAGTATGTCATCACACTCAGATAAGGAGGAACAACAATGACTGAAATGCCAAACCGCTGGTGGGAACCCGGCTGTGAAGACGCCGATGAATTTGATGAGCTGGATCCGCTCCCCGCATTCCCGATGGACTATGACCCTGATGAAGAACTGCCATTTGATTGAAGGAGAAACCAATGAATGCACCACGCCGCAAGAAGCTCCAGAAAATTCTGGAAGCCATTGAAGAACTCAAGTCCCAGCTGGAGGATCAGCAGACTGATCTTGAGGAAATCAATGACGATGAACAAAGTGCCTTTTGTAACATCCCCGAAACCCTGTCTGGCTCTGAGCGTTATGAGCGTGCTGAGGCTGCGGCCACAGCCCTGGAAGACGCCTATGATACCCTGTCTGATATTGTCTCTTCGTTGGAAGACCTGACCAATTCCATCGAAGAGGCTATCGAAGCATAGACCCATACTATTTATAACTAAGGAGGAACATGTATGAACACAACCCAGGCACTGAACAAAATTGGATCCAAGCTGAAGGACTTCTGGCAAGCCCTTTGCGCCAATGAGTGGATCCGTATGTTCTTCAAGAAGCACGCTCTACTGTTGGGAGGAGTCCTTCTTCTTGTATTTTGGACTCTGGCTGTATCAGCTATCAGCCGGCATAACACAACCGTCGACGTGACAGAGGAAGTCACCCAAAGAGTGACGGCTGACCTCAAGGCTGAGTTTCGTCAAACCCTATTGGACCATAACATCGATCCTGAAACTTTTGAGAAGAAAACTGCACCCCTCACCGATGATGCGTCATTCAAGGCTATGGTTGAGGAACTGGCTACAAACATGGATGAAGTGGTATCAACCTATGCGATGGACTTCGGCGTTGGTGAGGAAGGTCAGATGACCATAGCCTGGGTCTGGTGCGCAAGACACGCCAAGAGCAGTACTGAGTTTGGTAAAACCCCCAAAGAAATCACTGAGAAGACCAATGCTTGGGAAGGTCAAGTTGTTGGTCACGCTGTACAAAACCAATACACAGAGCTTTGCCGCAAAGTTGCCACAGACTACTTGAAGGGAATCTATCCTGATGACTTTACTACAGCCCTGACCTTCTTCAACCGGGAGGGCACAAAAATCATCGCAAGGAATGACTTGTATACAAATGCTTACACCAAATATTGGTGGTATGGAAAGTGAGGTAACATACATGGCTGATACATTGATCAAAGGATTCCAGATCCCTGATAATTGCTCCGTTTGCCCGGTTAAACACAGAGCTGACTATGGGCTGTACACTTGTCCGTTTGTATCCGGGTATGCCTTTGCGGGTGTAACTGATCGCTCTGACCTTTGTCCTCTGGTTGACCTGGGTACACACGGACCGTTGATTGACATATCCAAGGTTGAGGTTGTTATTCCGGCCAGCAAGGAGGAAACATGAGCTTTGTATTATACTATATTGTGAGTTTGTTGATTATGTGGTTTTGTGCCAAGCAAAATTTGGATCTACCAAATGACACTACAATGCTGATAGTGGCCATTCTTACAGTAGGTGAAGTGATTTCATGGAGATGTAGCAAATGAGTGAATTGCTTATAAGAGGCATGAAGATGCCGAAAGAAGATACGCTGATGATTCTGTCGCCTGATGGAACTGTTACGTTCATGTATCATGAAACAGCAATAGCCGTTGAAGTTCCTCCGCATGGTCGGTTGATCGATGCGGATGTAATGAAAACAAAAATGGTCTGTAGTGAATACTGGGAAAAAGTCCTTATTGAATGGATCGATGAACAGAAAACTGTTATCCCGGCTGAGGAGGGTGAGTAATGAAAGTGATTGTAGAAATACCTGATTCTTGTACAGGTTGTCCATTTTCAGATGTATACCAGTTTGCCCCTGACTATGATGACGAAGTTATTTGTGATGTAGTTCCTGTTCACATGAGCTACTGGGACGCCAAAAAACGGCATGAAAATTGCCCACTTATGAAGCTGATAAACAATAGCAACCCAGAAAACAACGGTGACAAGATCCGGCTCTCTACAGATGAAGAAATAGCCAAGATCTTGTCTGTTAAAACCAGTTATATGGAATCCACTTGGCTGAATTGGTTGAGACGGGAGGTAAAGACTCATGAAATGCCCATACTGTGGGAGTGAGAATAACGGTATCAAGGAAAGCAAGCAATCTGGGGCAATTAGACGCCGCAGATATGCTTGTCTTGATTGTGGTCAAAGATTTACAACTCATGAGATTCCGGTTCGCCGGGTGTACAAAAACCATGTCCCTCTCACTTATGTCTCAACGGATGGTTCATGGGTTGCTATGGAGGGCAAAAATGATTCTGCACAAAATACAAACCAACAATGACCCCAAAAGCCTGATCTACATCACCGAAGATTTTAGATTCTATGCAAAGAAAAATCAAGGCCGAGGCTGGCGTGTATTCAAGGTAGAACCCAATGGAAAGTACAAGTTTTACAAGGTTTTGCCCACTTTGGAGGATGTCCGAAAATTAATTTAATTTTGTAAAATTTCTTGAATTTTTGTCAAAATTCACAATTTTGATAACTCTGTTACAATAAAAGCAGACGATTTTGTTGAAACTCGTTGAATCTTGTAACTATATTGTTGTAAATCCCAACTTTACTTTTGAGAAAAATAGTAGTATGATATGCTTGTAAGTTGAAAATGACAAGGGCACCAGCCCACCACTTGAAAGGAGATACAACAATGAAGAACACCAACACCAAGATCAGCTCCAAGGAAGCCTGCACCCTCGCTCATCAGATCCGTCGTGAGACCGGATGCTCCCTGGCTGAAGCCTTCAAGGCAGCATACAACCGCAACACCGCTCCCGTTGATCTCAAGACCTCCTGGACCGCTGAAGAGCTCAACAAGATCTTTTCCGACAAGACCGCCGAACTGATCCGCAAGGGTTATGTTGTTGACCTGGCTGGCATGGCTGGTTCTCAGGGTGAGGTTGGTAAGATCATCTTCAAAAAGAACAACCGCTTCTATGCGCTGGTCATGGAGACCAAGAGCTCCTACACTGATGGAATCTACACTGATCACTATGTGATCTGGTTTGGTCACTACACTGAAGATACCAGCAACATGCGTCCCCTGGATACCTGGAACACCCTGTGGCTCAACAAGTTTGAGGCAACCTGGACCCAGGAATTTGTGAAGATCACCAAAAACTATTTCGTCACCATTGAAGAAGCTGAGGCCATGAACAAGAAGTGGCTTGAGCGTTGCCAGAACCATGCCAGCAAATTTGAAGATGTTGATCTCAAGCGTTACACTCGCCCCATCCTCGCCCTTGTACGCAAGCAGAAGGGCCTCAAGGGTGTCAAGGCCAGCGAGATCGTTAACATCCAGCGCATCACCTTGTGGAATAACTTCACTAATAAGTACAATGAGCGTTATTACAAGGTGGAGCTGAGCAGAACCAACAAGTCTGGCAAGAACATCACCCTCGATGTTCGCTGCTAATCACACAACACTGGAGGTATTGAGTATGACATTATCTGAGCTGATGGGGGTGTTCCCCGGTTATGTGAGTGTCCTGGTCCATGACTCAAAAGGCAAGTTGGCCTTGAAGGGTCACCCGCATGACTTTCTGATTGGCCTGTACCAAAAGCATGGGAATCACAGGGTTCAATCCTGTATTCCCATTGCTCCCTACACCGTTGAAATCACAATTGAGGAGGTATATACATGAGAAACACGGTTCAAGCGGTGGTTGAAGCATTCCATCGCAGTGAAGACCAGCTGATGGTGTTATCAGCAGGAACCTATGCCAACCTGAACTCTGCCAGGGGATCTTACAAGGTGGCAATCAAGACCTTGGGGTACAATATGGTGATCCGTACCATCAAAGGCAGCTTGTATCTGATCAAGGTACAAACGCCGAACCGGGTTGAGGATGAGCCCAGCTTGGTGAAGGAATACTCAATCTTGGGGAAATCTGCTCTGTCTATGGATGATGCTCGATTGATCTATCCGCAGCTTCTTATGGAAGCCTGACAAGGAGGTACATGATGAAAACAACCTTTAATTTCCAAGTGCTGGAAGATACCAGGGACATCTGCGATACAATCAGTTGTGAGTGCTGGTTTATTACTCAGGCTGGCCGGAAGCAGCCAATTCGCCGGGAGCTGTACAAGCTCAAAGAATGTGGGCTGGTTGTAGCTCTGATTGATACCGGAGTAGACCTTGACAATTCTTTGTGGATAGAGGACAATTTCTTTGATCAGTTCTTTGGTGAGCCTGAAGTTGAAGCAATCCTTCAAGACCAGGGCATTATTGATCCCACGTCTGATAGGATTCATACGTTTAGAATGGAGCAATAAATGGAAGCCTTGAGCATAGGGCTGGGAAATTTTGTATCAGCCAGCCGGATTATCGCAGTCGTGAGCCCTGAGTCAGCTCCTGTCAAGCGTATGATACAAGAGGCCAAAGACAAGGGACTGGCCATTGACTCAACATTTGGCCGCAGGACAAGAGCCGTTATTGTGATGGACAGCGGTCAACTTATCCTTTCTCCAATACAGCCTACAACCATAATTGAACGAAACGCCAATAAATCCAAGGCAAAAGACGATTGAGAAAATTTTTTCAAAATTTGTAAATTTCTTGAATTTTTCTCAAAATCTCAAGTTTTGGTAACTTTACAAACAAGAAACCAACTGATTCTGTTGTAAATCGGTTGGTTTCTTTACTTTATACTTGTAAACATCAACTTTACTTTTTGAAAGAAAGAGAGTATGATGTACTTGTAAGGTTGAAACAGGGGTACACCCCACACTTGAGGAGGAAACCAAGATGAAGAGAGACGTAACAGAGCTGAGAAAGACCTTCATGAGAGTAGCTGAGATGGTCGGAGCCAAGACTGACAAGAGCACAGTTGCATATTACAAGCTGGGCGACAAGAGCTACATCTCTGTGTACGAGAACGATGACCGTAACACTGTTTGGCTGTCCCTGATTCAGAACAGAGATATCGTGGCCTGTGAGACCATCAAAGTAGGAGCATCTGACAGAGTTATCCAGAACCGCATCAACAAAATCCTGGCTGCTGACAAAGCCTGAACAATTACAAGGAGGAATACAACAATGATTACTGCTACTGTATACCGCAACACTCGGGACAATAAGTTCTACGTTCTCAATGATATGATCACGATGGGTGATAAGATCTGCATGGTTCCCATGGATAAGCGCACTGATGACAAGTTCGTTTCCCCCAGCACTCTCAAGCGTTGGTACAGCAAGTGCAACGAAGTTCCCTACATCGTTGAGGTCAAGGCTTTCACCGGAATGAAGATCGGTCTGTTCCAGGCTACCAAGAACTCTGAAGGAACCCTGAATGTATGGACCAAGGACAACAAGCTGCTGGTGTTTGATCCCAAGACCGAGAAGCAGGTCAACGCCAAGAACCCCAAGTTCGCAAACAAGCTCGGTATGACATACGGCTGGCTGTTCTAATCAGCCAGCCCCACAATAAGAAAGGAGTACTACAATGACTGACATGAACAAAATCGTTGAGAAGATCCAAAAGCTGCTGGCCCTGTCCGGCAACAACCCTTCTGAGGAAGAAGCTCAGGCTGCGGCTCTTATGGCCCAACGGCTCATTGCAAAGTACAATGTAGACATAAACAATCTCTCTGGGGAAGAAAAGATTACATACAAGCTCCTGAAGGCCACGCACTCCAACAATGAAGGATACAGAAGCTATTTGGCCGTGGTCATTGCTGATAACTTCCGTTGCAAACCCATCTTGATGGGTCCGGTCATCCACTTCTTTGGCCGGGAGGGTGATGTTGATGCTTGCGTTGAGGTTTTCAACTATCTCTACAAAGTATCCCATGGCAAAGGGCTGAAGTTGGAGCGTGAAGCCAGGAAGGCAGGCAGAAACACCCATGGCGTTGCCAATACCTATTGGAAAGGCTTCATAGTTGGCCTAAAGGAAAGCCTGGACAAGCAGTGCAAAGCTCTGATGATTGTCACACCGCAGGACGTCAAGGATGAGTTCCAAGAACGGTTCAGCCCCAAAGAGGCCAAACGGTTTGGATCCCGGAACACCGGATTTGATAGGGCTGCTTATGATGCAGGATATTCAGATGGCAAAAGTGCCATGGATAAGCGCAGTCTGCCGGCTTGATAAGTACAAACTCGGAGGGTGAGAGCTCTCCGAGTTAAAATATTATGCAGGGGTGCGCAGGGGTGAGATTGCTCCAATAGATTGACCGAAAAAGCACAAAATTTCGGGAGCAACCTCACCTTTTCCGCTCTTTATTTTTCGGCGAAATACCTTTATAATTGTACTCACCTACACGAAAGGAGGTAACACTATGATCAACCCTGAAATGTCTGTAAATACCTTTGGTTGGTCACCCGGCCAGCGTGCCAATCTATTGCGAGAACTTGTTAAGGAGTACGACTGTGAGAGCTTCTTCCCCTGGGATACCTTGTTGGCATCTGACTTTTTCAGAGCACCAGCTTCAACAAAGTATCATGGTGCCTATGCAGGAGGCCTATTTGATCACAGTCTAAACGTGGCAAATTATCTTTGCTACTTAACAGGTGCTCAGCTCACTGAACCCTGGATGAGACCAGAAAGTCCTCTCCTCGTTGGCATATTCCACGATGCTTGCAAAATCGGGAAGTATGCTGTGAATAGTACCAATGATGGGTTCACCTGGGCTCCTGACAAAGAATACCCCATCTATGGGGGACACGGAGCGGAATCTCTGATAAGGGTTCAGCAATGGATTCAACTCACTGAGGAAGAAGCCCTTTGTATCCGGTACCACATGGGAGCTTATGAGCATGACGATTGGGATGCCTTTGATATGGCAATCAAGAAATACCCCAATGTTCTTTGGACTCATACGGCTGACATGGCAGCTTCAAAGCTGCTTGAGAAATGAGCATAGCTGACTCCACCACGGTATACAGGTATGATCGCAAATTGCGTGGGTGGTATTGTCAAAAATGCCAAGCATGCTACAATGATCCTCGCCTCCTGTCAACCTGCTGGTTATGCGGGAGAATCATTACTTGGATTGAACCAAAGGAGGAACAATGAAAACAAAACCAGCTGACAAGCTGTTCTGTGGCGTTCGCAAAAAAGCCATAGAAAATGCAAATCCCAAGATAAACGAGGAAAACCTTCTGCACCTGTACAACTTTATTCACAGACGGTACAACATACACTTGAAGAAAGATGTATTGGGCAAGCCTCAACCCTGGACCAAGGATCCGGTGCTTCAAGAGTTCAGATTCACCAACATTCGCCGTGAGCACGACCGGGAAAGCAAGTGGTTGATCAAAAATATCTCTACCAACCCTGACTTGGCCTATGATGACAAGCTGCTGAACAGCATTCTTTTCCGGCTATTCAACAAGCATCAAACCTCTGAGCTCATTGGTATGCCTATCCATTTCAGTGAATACAAGAACTGGGATCCAGAAAAATACCGGCATCTGTTCGAGGAGGCTCTCGAGGACGATCCTCATCGGGTATTCTTCACTGGGGCATTTAACACCGGAGGCTTGAAACGTGCTCTGAAATGGTATCTTCCTGAAGATACGCCAGATAATAGCATGGAGATGAGGGTAATGTGCTTTGTCAAATACCTTCTTGACTCTACTATGATCCCTGATATCAAAGCCGCCAAAACCCAGCAAGATGTATTCAAAACCCTCAGCTCTTGTATGGGCATTGGTGGGTTTTTGGGATACCAAATGTTCGTGGACATGACCTATATACCTGAGTTTCCATTTTCTGAGAATGAGTTTACCATTGCTGGCCCAGGTTGTCGCTGGGGACTGGACTACTTGTTTGATGACAAGGACGGTATGACCTATGAAGAGTGCATCTTTTGGGTCAGAGACAACCTTGAACGGCTGTTTCATGAAGTGCTTGGCAAGGAATGGGACTGCAAGAAAATCTTTTGGGATCTCCCTGAGGAAGACCGTTGTTTCAATGTAATGAGCCTGGAGAACTGCTTCTGTGAACTGAGCAAGTATATCCGTGCCAAGACTGAAACAGGTCGTCCCCGGAAAAAATACAAGCCAACAGTAGAATAGGAGAATAATATGAAAACGTTGATTACAAGTCAGTATTTAGACATGGCATACAAGTATGCCGATTGTATGTCTGGCTGTAGAAAAGTGGCAGTGGGATCTGTCATTGTTAAAAACGGATCCATCCGGTCTTTTGGTGCAAACCAGGCTATTCCTGATCTGTGTCGTGGTGTGAGAGGATGCCTGAGGGTTGCCAAGTATGGCAATAATAGCAAGGAACACCGCAATCCGGCTGATTGCCGGGCAATCCATAGCGAAATTGATGCTATCTGCATGGCTGCCAAGATGGGCAACGATATTGATGGCTCTACCATCTATGTTACCCGGTATCCCTGTGAGAGCTGCGCAAAGGCTATTGTTGCTGCTGGTATTAAGACCGTGTATTATGGTGGGACAGCTCAGATCAGCCCTGAGACCCAAGAGATCTTTGAGACCTATGGGGTGGACTGCTACTTTATAGACAACTGGCGTGAAGATCATACAGACAAATAAGGAGGCAAATATGGATAAAGCTATCAAAGGAATGGGAACCTGTAAGGTGTGTGGCCGGGATTTCCCTCTGATCATTGAAGAGCACTATGTCAGCAAAGAACCTGGAAAATTGGGTATAGTTGCTGTTGTTGCCGGTACAGAATCTGTGATTTGGGACAGCTTTGATTGCCCTCATTGCGGTTGCCAGAACCGTATGCAGCAACGGTATGTTTTGACTGATATTCTGGGGAGCAGCCTGTTAGATGAGCAGGAGGATGAAGACCCTGATGGTGAAGAGGGGGAATAACTGTGGACTTTTGCAGGTTCATTACTCAAAAGCACAGGAACCTTCTCCAAAAAGCCAGGGATACCTATGGTGATACAACCCAGATACTGATCTCAGTTGAAGAGTTGAATGAGCTGTCGTGCGTATGCGCAAAATTTCCACGATTCGAGGATCCTGACCGTGCCCGCAAGGAATTACACAGCAAGGCTATCGACGAAGTCGCTGACGTGCTTATCGTGCTCGATCACATCATAAATATCTTTGACCTGACTCCAGTTGAGATTGGGGAACGAATTGAGGCCAAAATCGGCCGGATGGAACGCTGGTTGAACAAATCCTCATCCCAAGCCCAAACAATGGTAGACCGCAAGGTTGAACTGAACCCCCAAGAATGTTTATTTGACAAGGAGTAAACCAATGCGATTGAGCGAGTTTGATGCTCTTGTGGGTCAAGACAGTTATGTTCGTTGTATGGGCAAGAAACGGCTTGACAACGCAATAGTGAATCAAAAAGCCGCAGATGATCACATATTTTCTGGTGGACAGATTGGTTGGTGGGTTCGCTCTGGGTATATCATTGTTGATATCGATGAAGGCAAAGAACAGGCTATGCAGGTTGTCAAACGCCTGAAGCTAAAAACCCTGATCTGTAAAACTCCCAAAGGTTTACATCTGTATTTCAAGTGTAACAAAGAGTATCCTCAAAAAGTGGGCATGATCCTTCCTTGTGGTCTTAAATGCGATTTTCGGTGTGCCAATAAGGGGTATGTGCTACTACCATTTGGAGCTGAGGGAAGAGCATTTAACAGGTGTAGAGAGATTGCTGAGCTGCCTCCTGAGTTCACTCCAATGGTTAACCGCAAAGAAAGCCTTTTGGGGCTGAAGGACGGTGACGGAAGGAACGCAACCTTGTTTGCTCATCTTATGGCATACAAAAACAGGGGTGCTACTTCTGAGCAGATCCAAACTATGGCAAGGGTCATCAATGATATAATATTTGGTGACCCTATGGAGGAGAAGGAGCTTGATAAGATTGTTGAGAATACTGAAAAATATGAAGCTTCTCAACAGTTTGATAACCCCTATTTGATCTACAATTCAAAGGGTACACCAAGCAATATAAACCACAGAGCAATATGTGATTATTTTGTAAATCGTGGCGATGTCTTTGTACTGGGTGGGGAGTGCTACCAATACAAAGAGGGAGTATATGTTGAATCAAGTAGTCATATTCGCAATACCATAAAAGATATGATTCTTGTTGACAATTTAATCACCCAAAACCGTATTATGGAATGTTTTCGGTTGATCTGTGATGATACCAGGCTACAAAGAACAGCTTCAGAACTCAACCGGGATCGCAATTTGATCAACTTTCAAAATGGGGTATGGGATATAACACAAAAGAAGCTCATACCACATGATAGCAAGTATCTTCAGACTCTTCAGATACCTCATTCAGTGGGTGAGTATGTACCATTCCCAGAAACCCGGCTGTATGATTTCTTCAAAAAGACCAAACTCCCCAAAGAAGATATTAAAATGCTGTTGAAATATATGGCCTATTGCTTAACATTGGACTATGGCTTGAAAACCTTTATGATTCTGTGTGGTCAATCAAATACAGGTAAATCAGTGCTGATACGGTTTTTTGAAACTCTTGTTGGAAAATCAAATGTATCGTCCTTGAGTATGCATGAACTGAATATGCGGTTTTATCCTGCCCAGCTGTATAACCGCTTGCTGAATAGCTGCGCAGATAACTCTTCTCTTCCGTTATCGTCAATTGAAAACCTCAAAAAGATCACAGGCGGTGACCAAATCATGCATGAACGCAAGGGGAAAGAACCGTTCTTCTTTGTGCCTTTCTGTAAACTAATATTCTCATTCAACCAGTTGCCTTTACAGTTGGAGGAAAAATCCAACGCATTCTACAAACGTATGAGGATACTGTTCATGAATACTGAGTTATTCTTGAATAATGACTATGTCAATGAGCTTTGCAGTGAAGAAGGTGTAACTGAAATTATACCATACTTGCTACACCTATTGCCTGTGCGTGAAATCCCCAGGACATCCAGCAGTGATAAGTATGTAGAATCATTGCGACAGGATTCCGATAGCATACATGCCTTTATTGCTAAAAAGTGCAAGATCGGTGAGGATTATTACATGGACAAAACTGCTTTGTATGAAGCCTATTGCCGATTCTGCATTGATAACGGTCGGGAGAGCAGCAAGAAGCACTCATTCATGAGGAATATCAGAGCCCAGGGCTTCAAGGAAATAAGA